CAGTAGTAAAAGTTATACTGTCGGCATTTCGTGCATTTGTAGATAAATAATCTACAGTTTTTTGTCCTTGTTCTGTAAACAAAGTAACAACAAATTCTGTAACACCATTTGCAGTGTTTTTAGAAATAATAGGTTTTATGTTAACATTTAAAACTTCGTCATAATCAGCAAGTGTATTATCTGCTTTTTTTATATTATCTTTTACAGATTTAATAACTTCTTTATTTAAATTTACTGCTGTGTCTGGGTCCAGATGAACTTTTAACATTTCTTCTAATGCAGATTTTTGACCAAAATTTGCAAAGGAGTCTACTGCTAAATTGTATGCTTGTTTAATAAATGGTATACGAATAACAGTACCTTCTCCTTGTGATGTAGCAAAAAACATAGAGTCTAATAAATTTCTAATAACACTTTTTTGTTCAGCTAAACTTTTTTTATCTCCCTTTGGAAATGGTATTTCTGCAGGTACTTTTTCTTTCACCTCATTGTAAAGTTTTATAATTTTTCTTGATGCTTGTTCTTGTAGTTCTGGTTGCAATATATCCAAGTTTCTTAAATTAATGTTGCCTATTTTTCCATCAGCAATTACATCAAGAAGTTTTAAACTACCACCTGTGTAATTATCTATTGATTGCGAATAATGTGTTGCTAGTCTTATAAAATCTTCGTCAGTTTTTATTGTACCTGCAGCAGCATTTCTACTAGCAGGTCCTCTTTTAATAAGACCATCATTATTTTTCTGAATTATTTTTCTTATTGATTCTGTATTTTTGAGATAGTCAGCCATTTGGTCTATAGTAAAACCTTTTCTTTTCATGCCTGAAACAATATTGGCTAATGGGTCGTCTATATATCTATCTAAAAAATACACAAATGCTTTTGGATGTTTAACGGTATCTACAATAGTAATGAGGTCATGTCCTGTAATGTTCATTAATTGATTATCAACAAATTTAACATCTGCAGAAAAAAGTTGTGCTAATTCTGGTGTGCCAAATTGTTGTGAATCAGACAATATGCCCAAAGCCTTTCTTACTGATTTAGGAATTACATCTCCTAGTAATTCAGTAGCTTTATTGTCTAAAGGTTTTGTAGTTCTATAAGGACCTACCATAGTTGTATCTGGATTTATCTTAAATACTCTAGCAAGAAGTCCTTCTGAATCATTAAGCATTAATTTAAAATAAGTTATAAGACCATCAAGAGGTCCTCGTGTACCTAGAAATTTATTTTTAATAATTGCATCAGTTATAAGTTTTAATGGATATGACAACCTTCCTAATAAAAAAGCAGGGTATTGAAAATTTCTCATATATCCAAAAAATAATCTATCAAACCCTCCAGAAAAACCTTCTACACTTTTAAACAAAACATTAGGGTTTTCAAAATCTGGTTTAATGTCTGATAACAATTCATTTAAATGTGAGCCTTCACGCCAAAAATCTATTTCTTCTCCTTCATCTGCTGCTTTACGCACTACTTCAAATATATCTTCGTTACCCTCTGCATTTAAATATTTGCTTCTAAGTCTTCTTTTGTTACTTGTTGCTTGAATCAATCCTTGTATATCAGGACCATGTATAGTTAAATTTTTTAATTGACTGTATAGCTCTAAAGAGTTTTGTGTTAGTTGTATCATTTGTTCTTCACTTGCTACATCTGAAAATTGTTTTTGTGTTATTATATCTACTTCATCTAGAGGATAAAATTCTGGATTTCTACTTGGTGACATTGGTTTAGCAAATGTATCATCAAAACCTTGTGCGTCATTGTTATAAAATTTATTAAAGAAATTATCTATTTCATTATCTGTAAACCCAAAAGTAGTTTTAAGTTGTAAACCTATTTCTCCATATACAAGTTTATCCCTAAATATACTTTTAGATTCCATTGTTTTTCCATCTTTCAATGCGTTATAAAACTCTGTTGCTAATTCACCTAATCTTTGTTCTGGTACAGAACCTAAATAACCATATCTTGTAAAATATCTTAATGATTCTTGTATGTCATTTAAATCTGCAGGTTTAGTTTTAGGTAATTTAATATCTTGTGCTAACATTTGGTCTCTAAAACTTCCACCTCTTCTTGCTGTAGTTGTTATACCATCATCTAACGGTGTATCTAATGCAGCTAATAAATTTTCATTTAATATTTTAGATTGTAAATGTTTGTTTTTACCTCTACCTATCCATCGACCACCATAATACAAATCTGCTACATAACCATTTTGTATACCGTCTTGCATAATATTTATAACATCATTTACTGTAGTATCTGCATTTTGTATTTTAAAAGCAAAGTCTGGATGCAAACCTGCATTTATTAATTTTAATCCAACAGGTACACCATTGTCCTTAGCATTTACTAATATTTCTGCTAAGCCCTCAAAAACATCTATATTTTCATCATAAATATTTTGTAGTGTTTTACCTTTATCAAGTTCCTCTGGTAGTGATTTAGCTAAAATAGTTAAGGCTTCATCCATATTTTTAAGAGGTTGTGTTACAATTCCTTGACCAGGAACAACAATATTAGCTAGGTCTAAATAAATATATTTACCAACATTTACAGTACCTGCAAGAAATCCTGCCATACTATATTCTTTTTTGTAACCTATATCTTGTATTAAATTATTTCTTTGTACAGTAGCTTCATCTAATATTTCATAATATGTTGTACCATTAATTTGACCTTCGCTTAATAAATCTTGTGCTTGTGCTTGTATTAATAAATATTGATTATCTACAAACTCTGTAATCTGGTTTCCTGGACCATAACTAGCACTTAAATTACCTGTTAAAGAATATGCTAGACCATCTCCTATTGTTACTGGTAAACCTACTGTCATGTAATCTTGTGCAAAACTTCTGTTCTCGTCAAACTCAGGAGCTGAAGATAACAAAGCTGCAAAACCTGTTTGTTCTGTATCAGGGTTCATAATATCATTTATAGTTTTTAAATATAAGCCTGTTTTTTCAGTAAAAGTTAATGGTCTTCCTAATATTTGTTCTTCTTGTTCTAAATTTTCTGCTAAGTAATCTGGGAATATTTCTAAATAAATATCTAAATCTGTTTTTCTAACTAAAGGATTTCCTTCATCATCTACTAAACCTCGTGCAATCATAAATTGTTTAGCTTGTGTCGAAGCATCATAATAAGGTAAACCATTTTTATATTGTGTTTTCTTTTGTGACCTGTAAATTTGTTGTGCTTCAAAATGTGCTTTAAGAGCAGCTGCAATAGGTGTGTTATTATCTTTTAGTTTTTCGTAACCTGCAATACTTATAGAATCTTCTAATGTTTTACCATCTTCATTTAATTGTTTTTCTAATGATGCTGTATATTCTAAATTATAATTATAAGCAGCCCTATCAGCATCTTGAATTGCAGCTTCTAAAAATATGCGTGAGCCGTTAAAAAAATAAGAACCCATGTAATTTTTAAAAGTTTTTAAACCTTCTTTTGCACCTGTAAGTAAAGTACTAGGATTTATATTGCCAAGTACATCTGCATTTAATTTAAGATACAGTTGTGTTTGTGCATTGTAATGTTGTTGAACTTCTTCATTTACTTTTGCACTTCTATTATTTTGATTTAATAATTCTTCATTTTTAGTTTCTGACCAAATTTCTAAATATTGCTCGTCAGTCAAGTTCATGTCCACTGCTGCAAGTAATAGTTCTGGTGTTTCGTTAGGTGTAAGTGCTTCTAATTGTTCATACCTATTAGCTAATTCTTTAGCTTTAGGACCTAATGCCTGTTCTGTATTATTTAATTGTGTATTGTACTGTTGATTTTTTTTATAACTTTCATTCCAGTTGTCACCCCATTCTGTCCAGATTGACATTAAAACCTACTTCGTACTTTATATCCATAATTGTTTTGTATAATCTCTTTAAGAATTTGTGTATTAGTACCGTCTGGCATTTGTATATTTTGTTCTACACCTAGAGCATTTCCTGGTTCGTTAGTTCTTTCTGTATTTCTAAAAACATCTTGCATCTCACCTATGTTAGGCATACCACCTGTTGTTGTTGTTTCTCTTTTAACAGCGTCAATACCTGCTTGTTGTTGTGCTCTGCCACCATACTCATCATCAGGTATAGCTTTTAAATCTGCATACGCACCATCTAATTTTGTATCTGTATTCTGGCTTAACTTACTTGGTTTTCTACCACCTGGCATCGTCATCATCTCCTTCTGGTTTTTCTATATCCAAACTTAAATTAATATTAATCCACAATCCAGGAATAGATGTAGGTAATATATATGCACCTATCGGTACTTCTTTAGATGCAAACATTTCTCTAATTAAAATTGGCGTATCGTCTAAGTCAACATCTACAGTATCAGACCAATCTTCACCGTTAATTATATCATAAAATATTTTATTAATTATTTCTTCATCCAAGAGGACCTCCTTGTGGTGGAGCTCCTGCTAAACCTGCTAACACAGATGCTATATCTGGTTCTCCTTGTGGTACAGGTCCTAATCCTTGTTGTGTTAATGCTTCTTCTTGTGGTGACATAGCAGGTTCTTCAGGGGTATAAAATTTATCTAATATGTCAGAGATGTTTTGTGGATTTTTACGAATCTCAATAGCAGCCATAGTAGCTTTAGGATTACCTTGTGCTGCTTGTGCCATCAATGATTCAAACAAAACTGTTTCAGCCTTTTCTTTATTAACTCGTTGTTGTATTTTTGTTATATCTTCTAAACCATCCATATTTTCTTGTAATGTCTGTGTATCGATGATGCCCTGTTGTTTTAATTGCAGACCTGTAATTATTTTTTGTGGCTCATCAAATCCTGCCATTACTCCATACACTCTTCTAGTTTTGTACATTTCTTTTATGTCTGTATTAGGTGTGTAAGATTCTTTAAAAGCGGTACCTTTGTGCATACCTGCCATAGGTTTTCTTAAATCCCCAAACAAGCTGTCATCATACTCTAATCTTTTAGAATCTAATTCCTCTAAAGCATCTGCAAGAACACTTTGATATTCTCTAACATGCAACGAGGCAGATTGTCCTAATTCCTCTAACCCTCTACCAGTAACAAAACTGTTAGGAGATTGTCCATCATCAGCAACTGGGTAAGATGCACCAAGTCTTAGATGTCTTTCGAGTCTATCTACTTGTTGAAATAATTGATATGGTAGATTATTGACTGGCTTAGACACCTGAGAACCTGGAGCTAAATAGTTCACAGCAAATCTACCTTTACGGTACTTACCTGATTCTATTTCTCCAACTATATTTGTTTCTGTAAACACTGCGTCTTCCATAGCAATAGTTCCAAGAATATTTATTTTTGCCATGTTAGCCATAAGTCCTGTTATATGTTGGAACTGGCTTTGTAGTTGGTCAAACGAATATCGTTTGGCTACAACAAAACAAGGTCCTGACCTTAAAGGATTAGGCATAAAATCTATTGTCTTACGGTTTTCTGGTAAATAAACATAAGTACCATCACCATTCATATACTCAATAACAACTTTTCCATTACCTGTAGAGTTAGACCAACTACCATTTCTAGAACCTGTACTTAATAAAACTGAGTAAGGGTCAACTTGTCCATCTTCATCTTTCTGATAAATATATTTTTTTGCATTGGGATACTGTTTAGCTAGTGTGTCGTGTGGCACACGAGATATAATTGCAAGTTCATCTGGTTGTTGGTCATTACCAAAGTTACCAGGAAAACAAGTAAAAGGGTCTCTTAATTGTGCATACGGATATGGATTACCATCTTTATCTTTTTTATGATTTATAACCCATACAACAAAACCATAACCAGGTAGCCATCTACCTACTTGTGGTAATTGCATATTAAGTTTTTGAAAACCATCGTAAGAATTTACAATGCGTTCTAGTTTCTCAGATTTTTTTCTACTTCTTTCTGAATCTTTTTCGTTAACTATATCTACTTTTAAATCTGGGCTGCGACCTAGTTTTTGTGCGAACCTTTCTAATGCCGTTAAGAATAAGTTAGGTGCAGGTAATTCGTGATACTCAACATCTACGCTATTACCAAGCAGTGCTGTAACAGCAGCTGAGCCACCATTCATAATATCTCTAATACGAGACCTATCGACTGAAGCGTCATTGTTTATACTTCTTAGATAATCTATTCTGTCATAAATTTCATCGTTATTTAAAGGCATTTTATCTCCATGTATCTACATCCATATTACTAGGTTCATAACCAGAAAAGCTAGGAGTATAATCATGACCGAGTTCTGCGAACCGTTCTTTTTGCATACGCCTAATAGCTCTTAGTGGAAACCAACTAGCCATTACTATGTCAGTTTTTGTACCTATAGACTTACTTCTGTTTTTAGCAGAACTAAAATATACTAACTGACTTGTATATAAGTTTACCTTTTCTTGGGCTTCAAAGCTAAGATATGGCAAAGAAATTATTTTTTCTTGAAACATTGGTCTCATTGCTGTAACACCATATAGTGGGTCGAATTTATTGTTATGAGTTTGATGTCCTTCTAAAAACACACCATGAGCAGAAGCAAATTCCCTTATGCTTCTATCTTGTCGTATTGCTTTCTGAAAACCATTTTCCTCTATAACCCAGTGAGAACAATTATATTTTTTCCACCATTCTTTAATAACATCTAGTGCTTGTGGTATACCACCACCTAAACTGTTATTCATATCTACCATAGATAATTTATTTGTTTCTGAATCGTATGCCCAAAGAAACGCAGCTTGATAACCAGTAGAAGCAGGGTCAAGTCCTGCAATTAATCTTACTCCTGCAGGTATATGACCTATATCTCTTTTCTGGTCTCTACACTCTTCTATTTCTACTCTGTCAAATAAAGCAAGACCATCAGGCATAGCAACATTAAGGTATACCATTTCGTATATAGCTCTACCTCCTGTAGTTTCTGCTCCTCGTTTTCTATCCATTAACCATTTGTAAGTTCTTTTCTTTGCCCACAACATACAATCAATATGGTCTTCTTCATCCCAGTCAGGCAAAGTACAACCTGTATCATGTGCTTCTTCTACTGTTGTTATCCATGATTCGTTTTCTAAAAGATGTGAATATAAATCGTCATAGTGTTGTCTTGAACCAATAACCACTAAAGCTGTATGTTCTTCTTTACGACTTGATAATGTTGTAGTCCACCAGTTTCTAGTATTTTCTCTTGAAGCAGGTTGCATTGTAGAACTGTGGTCTTCAATGTCATCTGCAATAATTATGTCACAGTCACGAGATAAAATTTTACCACCACGACCTATACCTACCATTGTCGGACTTTTAATACCAGTAACAGTTCTTGTACCTACAGTAAACTCTGTAGATGACCACGCTTTACCACTTCTGTTTTGTGGTTTAAATTTTGCACCTGGTCCACATATCTCTTCTACTAATAATTCATTGTTTTCTAATTGGTCCATAACAGAAGATACAGAGTTTTTAGCTATGTCTTCGTTACCACCAACCCACAATATTCTTATGTTCGGATTATTACAGATAAGCCAGACAGTAAAATGTATAAGTAGTTCTGTTTTACCGTGTCTCGGTGGTGAGAGAATCATGTGTTGTTGACCATTTTCTATTGCTTTTAAAATAGACTTAATCCATTCTATATGAAAGTCTGCTGTCTCAAAAG